TGGTTTCATGGCTTCGCGCACCGATGGCACAAGCACTTTACTGGTTGCTTTTTTGTCGCCAATCTCGTTGGCTAATTGTTCAAACGCTTGGAATACGTTTCCAATGCCTTCCAGCTTTATTTTTACGGACATTTAAAGCCTCCATGCGCCGGGTTTGATTAGGCGATGGAACAAAAGTTCATTCAATTCTTTGGCGTATTCCACCACTTCTTCGGGTGTCATTTTGTCAGCATGACGCGCCGCAATCTCATGGGCGAGACTGACAGCGGTCATTTTTTGCTGTGTAAACCCAAACCAATCCTTGCGGCTTTCGGCTTGTGTCACCAAAAAGTTAAGCAAGTCGTTGGAATTCTGTATTGTCGTGTCTGTCATTTTTTATTCTGCGGTTTGTTCAACAACAGGGGCAACCACTGGGTTGTATCGGGCAAGAATTGTCAATGCAACAAATTCAGCCGTGTCGGGTTTTGCTTTCGCAAGCGCCGTAGCCACTTCACTAGCTTTCACCTCCAACCCTTGTGCCACCGCATCTAAGGATTGGTAAGTGGTCGCCAACACTTCAACAGCGTCAGCGACTTTCATTAGGAATTACTCCAACCGTACTGGTTGCCGCGTGGGTGGACTGTAAACACGCACTTAGCTTCTGCGCCCGGCTGTGCATCAATTTGGAATTGACCCACGCGACCATTAAACGCATAAGCCACAGTGTTTGTGCCGTCATAAGCAGACACAACAAACGTGCGGTCAATCGTGCCGTTGTACGCATCGCCGCGAATCAACAACAAACCAGCATCGCTCGGATTCCAAGCCGCTGTAATGGTCATTGAAGTCGGTGCGGATTGCGTAGGAATCTTGTCGCTTTGGCGTGAACCAGCGACCATGAAGTTAGCCACGGCATCGTCTTGACCAAACGCGGGTACAGCTTCCACGTTAAGTTGTGTGCCGCTTGCGCCTGTACCGCCAGCACTTGTGCCGACAATGGTCGCAACTTGCGCTGTCCAAACAGATAAATTTGCTGTGGACAATGGTGTGGGCGTGGCTGTTGTTTGCATCCACATCGCGGCTGAAAAGCCGGGTAAAACTTTGTTGGGTAATGCCATTTTGTTTCTCCTGATTAAGCAGTGTTAGACCAGCCGTATTGATTGCCGCGTGGGTGCAAAGTAAAAACCGCTTTGGCTTCAGCACCGGGTTGTGCGTCAATTTGAAATTGTCCTACGCGGGCGTTAAAGGCGTAATAAACCGTTCCAGTACCATCGGTAGCGGACACTACATAAGTGCGGTCTACAGTGCCGTTATACGCGTCTGCGCGTACTTGCAGAATCACGCTGTCGCTTGGATTCCAAGCGGCGGTGATTGTCATGCTGGTGGGTGCGCTTTGTGTCGGAATTTTGTCCGATTGACGCGAGCCAGCAACCATAAAGTTGGCAACAGCATCATCTTGTCCAAAAGCGGGAACTGCTTCGACCAGCATTTGATTGCTTGAGATTGCGATTGCGCTGACATTTCCCAAGGTGCTAAGTTGGGCAACGGTCAATGGCGTTGGTGTCGCGCCTGTCTGAGCATATAGCGATGCGCTAAAACCCGGTAAAACTTTTGCTGGTAACGGCATTTCGTTTCCTTCCGATTGATTGCTGAACGTGTCTTATGTTGGAATGTCTAGCGTACAGTCCAAAAAGACTTGCGCTAATTTGTCGCTGTTGTCGTATGAGTTATACAACCATTGCACATCGGCTTTGGAAATATAAAACCCATTTGTCACGCCGCCAAACAAACCACTGTATCCATGCAAGGATTGTAGTATTTGATTGGAAATTGTGAAGCCTTCTTCTATGACTTGCGTGAAGATGCTAATTTGGAAAACAGGGCGGTCAATGCCTTTGTTATTTTGGTTTTGACCTGTGTAAACATCTTGGTGAACATTTCTTAACATCCATGTGATGAACTTTGGCTGTGTTGCAAAGTTGCGATTGAACGCCGCATATACAGGCACGGGCGTGACGATGCTTTCCAATTGGAATTGGATGGCTTTGCCGTATTGGACTGGATTTTGTTGGGTTGCCATTACACCGCCACCACAGGGTCATTGCGTACACAAGTCAATTGTGCAAACTGTCGGTCATTGGTTTCCCGCACATTATCAATTCGCCAATCGTAGCCGCGCCAGCTTATTGAATAAGCGTTTTGATTGTCCACGATGGTTTTGACGTTTGGCGTGTAGTTAACTGTCATTTGCACAATGTCAGAATACACCCTGTATTTGTCAGATATGCGGACGTTGTTTGACACATCAGCAACAGTTGCGCGTGTATTAAACCAAAGCGTTTGTGTGGTGCTTTGTTCGCCAAAATCACTTTTGCCAAAAGACAATGTATTGACGGCGATGTTTTCATACCGCGCTACCATGTCACATCACCAAAGGTTTGTATGGGCGCAAAAGCGTAGCCACCCCAAATGGGATGGGCTTGGTGTTGCCGTCAGTAGTATCGCTTCGGTGGTTGTAAAGATGGGTTAACAACAGCTTGCCAGCGTGTTTGATGACTTGGTATGCCGCCAATGGATTGGCTGGTGCTACATAGTCGCACGACACAGGGCTGGTCATGTTGGGATTCAAGTCGCTTGGCAGGGTTTGCAAAATTACCTTGTTGCCGCTGTTGTCGTAATAGTACGTTGCAGGGTCAACCGTAATCAATACAGGCGGCGTTGCATCATTGAAATATTTAACATTGGTAATGGTCACGCCGCTTGCTGGTGTTGCATTGTTTTGCGATACCTCGGGCAAATCCAAGGCCAATGGTGAGCCGTACAAGCTGGTTGCGTTGTAGTACACGCGATAGCTTGTGGCAAAGATGCTCATGCCCAAATAATCCTCAATGGCTTGCCGTGTTGCAATTTCCAGCCCGCCAAGGTATGTGTCCTGACTTGTATCGTCAAACAAGTTAAGCTGTTGGCGAATCTCAGCAAGTGTTAACCATGCGGTCGTGTTATCACGCGCAATCTGTTCAAACTTTTCATAGTTGAAAGGATTGCGCGTTGGTGCGCCTAGCGTCAGATAACCAAGCTGGTCAACTGACATTGTTAGACACCAACCAAACGAATGCCAGCAAAGGGGTCGCGCACAGTAGAAGCCAATCGCTTCTCTGCGTACAGGGTTATAAACCCGGGCGTTGTTTGCTCAAACGCTTGCACATTCATTTCTTCCACATCGGCAATTGTTACAAAGTTTCTCCAATTTGCTAAGTACACGCTAAAATTGCCAGCGCCAACAGTTTGCATATATGGATTTGCAATCACAGGAAAGCCAAAAATATTTTTTATTGCACCGCCCTCATCACTGCCAACTTCAGCAAACTCTCTAATTGCAGATGAACCCGGTCCAAGGTTACGCAAGTCATGAATTGTTTGTGGGTGCATCATCCAAGCTGTGCCGGGCAAATTCCAATATTGCGCTGGAAACAATCTAGCCATGTCGGTAATGTCGCCATACGCAATAGCCGCATTAGCTTGACTTACAGTGGCAATGCTGTGGATGCCGTTTGTGATTGCTGTGCCACTTGTGCCATAAGCTGAAGCCGCCGCACTGGTATACATATTCAGACCACGCAGACCATCTACGCCACCAGTGGTAGTCGTAGTAGAACCAGCTTGGTCGTTATTGATAATCATTGAATTGGCTTCTTGTGTGCCAAATTCTTGGAACAAATCTTCAACCAGTGTTTCATCTAAATAATTTACATCAGACAAGACAGCACTGCGGATAGGCAATTGAGCCGTAATTACGCGAGTGGGCAATTGCCAAATGCTTGTACTTGTGTTTGGTGTTCCGCTGTCAGGCGTGAATGTGTAACCCCAAGGATTAGCTTGCGTGGTTGCATTACCTGTCTTTGCAACAAATTGCACCGCGCTTTGACCATCGCGCTTGACTTGTCTTGCCACTTGGCGCAATGGATTGGCAAAACGCAAAGCGGCAAACGCATCATCAAATAAAGTGCGACCACCGATGCCATTGCCCGAACCCGTAAGCGCAGACGCTTCGCGCAAGTCAATTTTGACTTTATCGCCTGTTTCAATTGTTTGTTTAATGCCTGTCAGGATTCGTTCAGTAATGCTCATGGTGATTCCAAAAAAGGTTGCTGAAAAAAGGGTGGAAGGTTTCCCCTCCACCCCAAGGCAACTATCAGGTTGATGTGCCTGTTGAACGATAGCGAACGCCAGCGTTAGGGTCACGCACAGAAGTTGCCAAACGCTTTTCACCGTAGAAGGTGATGAAGCCGGGCGCGGTCTGGTCGTAACGGCGCATGACCATGTTCAAACGGTCAATGATGGTGTGGAAACGTGACCAGTCAGCAAAGTACATTGGGTACAGGCTGTTAGTACCAGCAGAACCAGTTGTACCTTGGAATGGGTTGTCCAAGTACTTGTTAATCACAACATCAAAGCCCAACATTTGACCAATGATGCCATCAGGGTTCAATGATTCAACAGAGTTGAAAATTGGACGACCGTTGGTATCTTGCAAACCACGAATGGCTTGAGCCAAAATTGGGTTAACCATGAACTTAGCGTCTGGTGTCCAATATTGTTGTGGCAACGAGTACATGAAGTTAATCACGTCTTTGTAAGCAATGTTATTCAAGCCAACAGTGTTGACGTTGGACGTCAATTGGTCATAGGTAGCCAAGCTGTGCAAGCCAGTGGTTGAACCTGTGCCGCTTGTTCCCAAAGCCGCTGTGGATGAAGTGCCGCCCGCGTAGGTAGCATTTGAACCAGCGTATTGGTCAAGACCACGCAAGCCGTTTGTGCCGCCGTAAGGGTTAGTGCCAGATTGTGCGGCTTGGTCGTTGTTTTGAACCATTGACAGGGCTTCGCTTTGTGCGAATTCTGCCAACATATCATCAACCACATTGCCTTCCAAACCATCAATATCGTCCAGCGCGGCGGTACGGATTGGGAATTGCACGTTCAAATCTTGCAAAACCAATTGCCAAATGCTGGTG